GGAGGTGGCACTTGGAAGCAAACATCTTACAATAACAATTTTAGAAAACAATACGCAGGAATTGGTTACAGATTTGATGAATCAAAAAATAAATTTATTTCACCTCAACCTTACGCATCTTGGTCATTAGATAGTAATGATGATTGGCAAGCGCCAGTTGCATTCCCATCAGTAACAAATGACGGAGAAGATCCAACAGTTTGGTCTTACTCAATTTATTGGGATGAAGATGCTTATAACGCAGATAACACTGCAGGTTGGAAAGCAACAAAATCAAACGACACAGCGGAAACACCGACAGTTTATTCTTGGAACGGCTCTAGCTGGTCATAGGAGAGAATCTGGATGCCAAGTAATAGGTCTACTTCAGGAAACGGCGGAGTCATAGGTAAAGTTAATTCAGCCAGTTTTGGTAAGTGTACTGTTACAACTAAAACTTCTACAGGAAACGTTACAGCACAACCAGGAACAACACTCATTGATGCTTTTGTTGTTGGTGGAGGAGGTGCTGGTGCTTCTGATAGAGGTGGTGGAGGCGGTGCCGGTGGTGTTAGAACATTTTCAGAAATATTTACAGGTGGTGCGGGAAGCGCAATTCCTGTAACAATTGGTGCTGGCGGTGCTTCAGTGACTGGAGGACCAGGAGTACCAGGAAACGTTGGAAACGCTTCCAATGTAGTTAGTTCTTGTTTTCAATCAGCAGGTGGAGGTGCAGGAGTTTTTGCAGCATGCACTCCTTCAGCTGTAAAAGATGGTGGATCAGGTGGTGGAGGTTTAGCATGTAAACCAGGTGGAGCAGGTAATATTCCTCCCGTATCACCCGCTCAAGGAAATCCAGGAGGTGGCTTTCCATCAGGAAGTTCACCAAAAAGTTTTGGTGGCGGTGGAGCAGGCGCAGCCGGTGGATGTGCATGTCGACCAGGAGGTGGCGCTGGAGGTGCAGGAGTTTGTGTTCCAGCTAGTTTCCCTTCGCCTATTTCTGCAGTTGGCGGTGGTGGCGGTGCAGGAAGTGACGCTCCAGGAGTTGCAGGCGGTGCTGGTGGAGCTGGCGGTGGTGGAGCTGGTGGACAAAGACCTGGCACTGGAACTGCAGGCACAGCTAACACTGGAGGTGGAGGTGGATCTTCTGGTGGTGGACCAACAAATGATGCCTCGGGCGCTGGTGGTTCAGGTGTAGTTATCGTAAAAGAATTATCTAAAGCAAGTGGTGTATGGTCAATGCAAAGTCAGTTTAGTGCTGTTAAATGTGGATCATGGCCACAATTTCTTTTAGATGTAGATTATTTAGTCGTTGCTGGCGGCGGTGGTGCTGGTGGAGCTGTGCCAGATAATACAACAGGTGGTGGCGGTGGAGCTGGCGGTTATCGTGCCTCTGGTTTTGGTCCATCTCCTTTACAAGGCTCAGCGTTAGAATTAGGATTAGGAAGTTATGCCGTTACAGTAGGAGCAGGAGGAGCAGGTGGAAATCCAGCTGGATCTCCAAACATATCATCACAAGGCTCAAGTTCAGTATTTCAAACAATAACCTCAGCAGGTGGAGGAGGTGGTAAAAAATATGATCCAGGTGGAAGCGCTCAGTGTCATGCTAATGGAGGTTCCGGAGGTGGAGGAACATCAGGATGTAGTGCACCCTCACCAGCGGCACCTCGAACTGGAGGAACAGGAAATACACCACCAGTCAGTCCACCACAAGGAAATGCAGGTGGAAACGGTATAGCTTGTCATGCAGCCACTTCACGAGCAGGTGGAGGTGGTGGAGCAACTGCAGCAGGAAGCGCAGGTGGAGCTAATTCAGGTGGATGTGGTGGAGCAGGAGCACCAAACACTATCACAGGCTCTGACGTATCTTACGCAGGTGGTGGCGGTGGAGGTGGAGGTAACTCTGGAACTACTTCTGGCGGTGCCGGTGGTGGAGCAGCAGGTAAAGCTATGGGACCATCAACAACTGGAAACGCTGGAACAGCTAATACTGGAGGAGGCGGTGGAGGTGTTGGATCTCCAAGCCCAGGAATAATTTCAACTGGTGGAACAGGTGGATCAGGAGTGGTTATTACAAGAGCACCAACTTCTGGAGCTACATTTAGTATTTCACCATCCCCTGTGGGAACTGTATCATTTGTAACAAATTCATGTTCACCAACAGGTATTGATCAAGTTGCAACATTTACAGCATCCGGAACTTTAAATATAGCAGGTGGAGATGCAGCTGCTACAAATTTAGAATATTTAGTCGTAGCTGGCGGTGGCGGCGGCGGTGGATTTAGAGCAGGAGGAGGCGGAGCCGGAGGCTATAGAGCATCAGGTTTTGGACCAAGTCCTTTACGAGGTTCATCAATTGTTTTAGGCGCAGGTTCTTACTCTATCACAGTAGGAGCAGGTGGAGCTGGTGTATCACCACCCGTTTCACCAAATCAAGTGCCAGGAACAGATGGTAATGATTCAGTATTTTCAAGTATTACATCAACAGGTGGTGGTGGCGGAGGAGCTTATAATCACCCTAGTGGAGACGCTGGTAGAGCGGGTGGCTCTGGCGGTGGTGGTGGAGCACTTGAAAATAACCCTAGTGGAAACGCAGCTGGAGCAGGTAACACTCCTCCCGTTTCACCTCCGCAAGGTAATCCAGGTGGAGCAGTTTCTTTAGGACCAGCAGGCGGTGGACTTGCTGGAGCAGGTGGTGGTGGAGCAACAGCTGCAGGAACATCAGTGCAATCAAATTCTCCAGCTGGTGGAGCTGGTGGTGCAGGAGCACCTAATACAATTACAGGATCAGATGTAACTTACGCTGGAGGTGGTGGCGGAGGAGCACATCCGGGTGCTGGTGGATCAGGTGGAGCAGGTGGCGGTGGAGCAGGTCAAGGTCCAAGTAATCCAACTGGAACTGCAGGAACAGCTAATACCGGCGGTGGCGGTGGCGGAGGTGGAAATCCTGCTACAAGTGGAGCAGGTGGTTCAGGTATTGTAGTTGTAAGATCACCAGCAGGTTCGCCTTTATCAGTAGCACCGTGTACAAATACTGTAAGCACTGTTTGTGGAACTACAGTCGCAACATTCACAGTTTCTGGAACCTTGACAGTTAATTAGAAAATGATACCTTTTTATCAAAAGGTATGAATTTACAAAATTATTATTGGTTTTTTAAATCTGCGCTTACGCCTAGATTTTGTGATGAGTTAATTAAGTATGGAAACCTACAACGTGAACAAACTGCTTTGACAGGTGGCCAAACTAAAAAAACAGAAAAAGGTGAAAAGTTAGATGAAAAAGATATTAAAGATTTAAAACAAAAAAGAGATTCTAATATTGTATGGATGAATGACCGTTGGGTATATAAAGAAATACACCCTTATGTTCATCAAGCAAACGCAAGTGCCGGATGGAATTTTAATTGGGAGTTTTCAGAGTCTTGTCAATTTACAAAATATAAACTTAATCAATTTTATGATTGGCACTGTGATAGTTGGGACGTTCCTTACAATAACCCAAATGACTTAAACACACATGGTAAAATTAGAAAATTATCGGTTACGTGTTGTTTATCAGATCCTAAAGATTACAAAGGTGGTGAATTAGAATTTCAGTTTAGAAATATGGATGATCCAACGATTACAAGAACGTGCACTGAAATATTACCTCGTGGTTCGATTGTTGTGTTTCCATCTTTTGTGTGGCATAGAGTAAAACCGGTAACAAAGGGAACAAGATATTCTTTAGTAATTTGGAACTTAGGATATCCATTTAGATAGGAGAAAGTATGGCAAGAACAGATGATTTACAAACATCATTTTATTTTCAAACACCGATTTATCATATTGAAATACCAGAGTGGGTGAATCACGTTGATAAAGTGTGTGAAAAATACATTAAGCAAGCTAGAAAAAATAATCAAAAAACAATTAAAGATAGAGAAAAATCTTGGAAGAAAAAAGGTTTAGGAGATGTGGGCATGTCTCATCACTCGACTTCTTTAGTTAATGATCCAGCTTTAAAAGAGTTTCAAGAATATGTTGGAGCAACTTCATGGAATGTTCTTGATAGCATGGGTTATGATTTATCTAATTATGAATTATTTTGGACAGAGTTTTGGGTTCAACATTTTGCTGATAAAGGTGGTGGACATCATGAAGGTCATATTCATTATGACAATCATATCTCTGGTTTTTATTTTTTACGTTGTAGTGAAAAAACATCTATGCCAGTATTTCATGATCCACGACAAGCCAAACTGATGAATGATCTTCCACAAAAAAACGCAAGTGACGTGACACCAACTTCACCCTTAATTCATTATAAACCAAAACCAGGTACGATGATTTTTATTCCAGCTTATTTAGAACACCAATATACTGTAGATCCTGGAGTAGAAGATTTTAGATTTATTCATTTTAATTTACAAGCTGTAAGAAAAATGATTACTCAAACAATTCGAAATCAAGCTAAAGGAGGAAAGAAAAAATGAGTTTTAAAAAATTAGGTTATACCGTTATTAGAAAGGCAATAGATCCAAAAGTTGCTGATTTTGTTTACAGGTACTTTTTACTTAAAAGAAAAGTTGCAAGAACGTTTTTTGATACCAGATACATTTCACCATTTACCACAGAGTTTGGTATTTGGAATGATAGTCAAGTTCCTGAAACTTATTCTCATTATGGTGATATTGCGATGGAACAGTTATTAACAGATGTAAAACCTGTAATGGAAAAAGAAACAGGACTTAAATTAATTGAAACTTATTCTTATGCTAGGATTTATAAAAAAGGGGATATTTTACATAAACACAAAGATAGATTTTCTTGTGAAATATCAACCACTTTAAATCTTGGTGGTGATAAGTGGCCAATTTATATTGAGCCAAATCCTAAAAAAGGTGGCGTTGGTAAAGATGGTCAGTATGTAAAATCAGACTCTAAAGGTGTCAAGGTTGATTTAAAACCTGGAGACATGTTGGTTTATCGAGGTAATATTTTAGAACACTGGAGAGATGCTTTTAAAGGCACTGATTGCGGACAAGTTTTTCTACATTATAACAACGCTAAAACAAAAGGCTCCAAACAAAATCAGTTCGACAAGAGACCACATCTTGGTCTTC